GGTGAAGACGGCGCCGAAGTCGAAGAAAGGCAAGTGAGCATGGCCATACTGAGCACCAAACGACGGCAGGGCCTGAAGTCTTCGCAGTTCGCGCTGCCAGGCAAGGGCGAAGGACCAGGCGGGAAAGGCGCTGGCTCGTACCCGATTCCCGACGAGGCCCATGCCAGAAACGCCCTGGCCAGGGTTTCGCAGTTCGGCTCGAGCGCCGAAAAGGCAGCGGTCCGCGCGAAAGTGAAAGCGAAGTACCCGGACATCGGCCAGAGCTCGAGCAAGGCGAAAGGCGGAAAGAAGTGATGGCACGAGCACCGAAGATTGGCGCCGCACCGAAAGTCGCAGCGCCGCGCGCGCCCCGTGTCGCTACACCTCGAGTCGCAGCCGGCGGCATGCCACGAATGGCTGCCGCGATGCCGCGCATGGGTGCAGCGATGCCGGCCGCGCCGCGAATGCCGGCGATGGGCGGTGGCGCGGGTATGCCGAAAGCGCCACGCGTCACTGGCGCACGTCTCGGCCGCGTTCGATGACACGGAAAGAGGCCGAGACCGGGCCCAGCAACTGCGACGGCGGTGGACCCGCCGACGAACCGGAGCTCGATCGTCTGGCGCGGCTGAACGCGCAGCTCCTGCCGCCCGGTCCCGGTATGCTCGAGGCCGATCGCCACTCGTACCCACTGCCTCCCCAGCGTGTGCATGGCGGTCGTGGCATCTCGACTCCTACCGGTGGCCGCGGCGGCGGGTTTCTTCATGAGAATCGTCCGACAAAGGCGGATTGAGCCATGTGGCGGGACAATCCATCGGCACCCTATATCCGCCCGAGGTCGCAGTTCGAGCGTTGGTCGGGCTATTTCCAGGCGTGGCTACGGCTCAAGGGCTGGGGCTGGGGGCCGGTGCCGTACTGCTCCAGCCATATGCGACTACCGGTGGGCAACCACGGCTGGGAGAGAATCGACTGATGCCGCTGATCAAGAGCGCCAAGCAGGCGGACGTGGGGCGCAACATCCGCACCGAGATGCGCGAGGGTGTGCGGGGAAAGCCGGTCTCGCAAAAGCAGGCGGTCGCGATTGCGCTGAACACCCAACGGCAGGCCAAAAAGAAGCGTAAGTAACCATGGCCGGTCAGGCTTCGGGCGACGTTCTGCAGCAGACCGTGGATGCCTTCGCGCAAAAAGTGCAGGAGTACGCTGACGGTATCGCGGGACGACTCGGCAATCCACTCAGCGGTACCGAGCTGAGCAAAGACGACGCCGTGGCACGCTGGAACTTCACGCCGCTCGGCTCGACTATGGCGGCGGATGCGGCGTATCACCAGAAAGTTTCTCAAGGCATGCCGCCGGGTCAGGCGCTCGACCAGGTCTATCCGATGCGTTCGCAACTGTTCAGTGGCGGCGCTAGCCTGCAGGACAACATCGCCACGGCCAAGCAGCTCGCGGGCTGGGCGGCTGACGTGACCGGCACGCCGGCCCCCGAAACTCCGAAAAGCTCGACGCTTCCCATTCTCATGGCGGCGCAGCGCATGGCCCAAGCCCAGCAGGGAGCAGCGGTTCCTCAGCCTGCTGTTCCATTACCGACCCCCCCGTCGCCGGTTCTGGGAGCGCCACCAGTGCAGTCGGCGGCGCCCATGCCTGCGCTACCACCCGCGCCCCTCGCCGGGCCACCACCAGTGCCATCCGTTCCTGCGCCCGTTTTGCCGCCGCCACCAGGGGCGCAACTGCAATTGCCATTAGGCTGAGATGACACAACCACAAGCGCCCGAGTGGTACCGGAATCTCCCGGCCTGGCTGACCCAGCCCGGCAGCGAGCAGATTCTGCAGTGGATGAACTCGCAGTTCGGCCAACAGCAGCCGGTTCAGCAGCAGCCGGCTGCGCCACCCGCAGGCGGACCGGCCGGACCAACGCCCTCGACGACGCAGCCAGCTGGCCAGGCCGGCGAGCCGTCAGTCAGCGGCTTGGGCACCGGCGGTACCACGCCGACCGAGGCAGCAGCGACTCAGCAACGGAAGTCCACGCTGACTTTCGACCCTAACGATCCGAAATCCATCAGCGCCGTGTGGCAGACCGCGCAGCAGCAGTTCGACGACGCGAACAACCGGCTCAATGACCTGGTTAAGGAACGCAACGATCTCGCCGCGCAGTGGCAGAAAGCCAGCCAGGACGCGACTCTGAGAGCCACCCTCCTGCCGGACCTTACGCAGCGACTGAACTCGCTCGACGGGGTGATTTCCTCGGCCACCAGCCGGGCCAGTCAGGCTAACGTCAATCTCGCCAATGTCCAGGTCGCGGCTATGGACAAGCTCGGGCTGCAACCTGCTCAGATCGCCGAGCTCAGTGGACGCGCGCAGCAAGAGCTCAAGCAGGCGCAACTGCTCGATGACCAAGGACAGGTGCTGCTCGCCGGCGCGCAGGGCAATCGTGATCTGGTGGTCGCGCAAGTCGGCGAGGCCGCGGCGCGTGCACTCGGAGAAACCCAGCAGGCTGACGTCTACCGGGCTCAGGCCGACCAGATTCGCCAGCAGACCGCTCAATTGCTGCCGGCTCAGGCCGCGCTGACCACGCAACAGGCGAATCAGGCGCAGTCCAACGCGCTGCTCGCCACGGCGCAAGCGACTGGATTGGTTCCGGCTCAGGCAGCGCAGGCACTGGGCGGAGCACAACTTGCCGGTGCCCAAGCTGCGAACGTCGCCGCGCGGACGCCGGCGGAAATCGGATTGCTCGGCGGACAGACCACGGGCGCGCTCGCCGGCGCTGCTCAGAACATCGCTCAGGCGGGAGCACTTCAAGCTGGAGTCCAGAAAGACCTGCTCGGTCCGATGTACGGCATGCCGGAGCAGATCAACGCGTTTCGCGACATGGTCAACAGCGTGGCCGGCACGGTGTTCGGGCCCGGTGGCTCGGGCAATCCTCAGGACGCGAACGACCTGCTCGGCCAGTACATCACCTCGAAACTCGGCGGAACGACTCCGGCAGCAGCGGCGACCATCGCCGGCAATCTCGCACAGCAGGGCTACGCCACCGCAGCGGGCATGGCGAACGCGGCCCAGGCGGCTCAGGCCGCGCGCGCCAACGCCTACCAGGCGCTCGGCGGCAATGTGCTGGGCACACTCGCAGCGATGAACGTGAATGCGCCGGCCGGCTCGACGGCGCTCGCCGGTGCGTTTCAGGACGTGATGGGCCAGATGGCGAATCGTCTGAATGCGCCACAATTCGCTGCCCCTCAGACGCTGCCACAAGCGCAGATGCCCACGTTCTTTCAGAAATATTTCTCCGGTGCTCAGCAACAACCGCCGAGCGCTCAGACCAGCGCTCCGGTCACGATCAACATCGGAGGAACAGGCACGCCTTCAGCACCGACTCCCGCTCAGGCCACGTCACCGGACTGGTTTTCTCAGTGGCAGCAGCGTCAGGCCGCAGATACGGCTCAACAACGGGCTGCCGCGAACTTGCCTGGTGCGCTTCAGTCGTACGCGCCCTCGACGCCGGATTCAGTCAATGGGCTCTGGACCAATGAGCTCAACGCGGGCCAGGTCCAGGGCATTCCGAACGCCGGGTATACGTAGATGGCCACAGTCAGCATCGGCGGCCAGAACTACGACCTTTCGACATATGCCGGTCGCCAGGCAGCGCGCGACGCCAATCCCGGCATGATCGTCGACGCGAGCTCGGCCTACAATCCGAACACCGGACAGCAGGTCACCGGAGGAACCGGCGCTCTTCAACCGTTCAACGCGCCGCCGGTCACCGGCGATCTCACCGGTCTGGCCCAGTTCGCGGCTCAGACTTCGGGGGTCACCGATAAGCAGCTCGCCCAGCAAAAAGCCGAGTTCGATGCTCAGCTGCAGCTCGCACGAGACCAGATGACACAGATCGGCATCCCCCAACTCCAGATCCAGCAGCAGCTCGCCGCGCTCCAGCAACGTTTTTACGAGTTTCAGATCGCCCAGGCGACTTCAGGAATGACCGGTTTTTATCAGGGTCAGCCCACCATGCAGGCCTTTTCTCAGTGGGCGCAGCTGTATGGACAAAATGCTCCACCCACTGCCGGCCAGCAGACGCTTGCTTCATTGCAGCAGCAGTTCCAGCAAGGAATCGCGGCCGGGCAGCTCACCGGCACCTATCAGGGTCAACCGACTGAAGCGGCGCGCGAATTCAATCGCCAGCTCGCTCTTCAGCAAGCCCAGCTTGGCCAGCAGTACCTGACTACCGCGGCCCAACTGCAGGGCCCGCAGAACACCTTTCAACTCTCGAACTACCTGCGTGGGGCGCAGGGCAATCCGAACGTCCCGACCTACCTCCAGTCGCTCGCCCAGAACATCGGTTTGCCCACGTTTCAGGCGCCGGGTACCACGCCGCCCACGGCCCAGACCGCCGGCGGTCTCGCGGGTCAGCTCGGCGGCTGGCAAAACGCGACACCGGGATGGGACTACGCCCAGACCCTCGGTACCATGCAGGGCATCGCCAACCGCGGAGCCCAGGCATTGGGGCCGGGCGTGCTCGAGCGACTCACTCCCGATGAGCTGCAGGCTTTTGGCTCGGGCCTGGGCGCGGTTGGCGGTTCGCTGCCTACATTCCTGCAGCAGTACGCCCAGTCTCGCGCCACCCAGGGCGCGCCGGTCACTCCCCCAACCTTTGGCGGGTAAGACAAAAACATGGCCGGGAGCGGCATCTTTCTCGATGACGCGACCTATATGGGCCAACAGGGACAGCTGTGGGCTCAAGAGCAGCTGCGGAACATGCAGACCCAGATCCAGGCCGGCCAGGACTGGGCCAACCAGCAGATCGCGAGCGTGCAGCAGCAGGCGCAGCAGCAGTTCCAGCAGTTGCAGGCCGCGAATCCACCGCCGCCGCTCCCATCTCCTGCTCCGACGCCCACGGCGACGCCAACACCCGCGGCTCCGACACCAACGCCAGTAGCCGGGCCAACACCACCGCCCGCGCCGGCACCGGTGCCGACGCCCACCCCGGCCGCAACACCGAGCGTTCCCATGCCCGATCTGCTCGCCCGTGGTCAGGAGTGGGCGAATCAGGCAATGACAAACTTCCAGCAGCAATTGCAGCAGCAGCAGCCCGCGCCATTGCCGTCAGGCCCCACGGCGGCCGTACCCTCAGCCGCGGTCGGTGCCGCTACTCCCGCTCCCGCTCCTGCAGCGCCAACTCCTGCAGCAGCCCCGGCGCAAGCACCGGCGCCGACGCCGGTTGGTCAGGGAAAGGGCGCGTTCGAACAATCGCTCGCCCCGCTCGCCGAGGCTGCCTCGCAAAAGACCGGAATTGACCCCAGCGTCTATATGGCGATTGCCGCGAACGAAACCGGCTGGGGCACTTCACAGACGGCCCAGCAGCAGAACAATCTGTTCAGCATCCAGGGCCCGACTGGTGGCGCATCCCGTTGGGCTACCTATGACAGTCCGCAGGCGGCGTTCGATGCGTTCAACCAACTGATCTCGAGCTCACCTCGCTATGCGAAAGCCTGGGCTGAACGTAGCGATCCGATCCATTTCATCAACGATCTTCGTGATGCTGGCTACGTGGTCGACGAGCCCGGTTTCCCCGCTCAGGGCTGGGTCAACAACACGACCTCGATCTTCCGTGACTTGCAGTCCCGTGCCGCGAACATCTATCCGGGAGCTGGTCAGGTCGCCGCATCCGTCGGTCAGGGGCAGGCCATCAACACGCCGCAAGCAGCTGACCAGGCCGATCGCGCCGCGCGGCCCACGCCCGAAACGTCGCAGTTCGGTCTGGGCTTGAGCTCGGGCGACGCCATCGCTTTCTGCGGGCCCGCCGCGGCCCTGGCCTTTGCCCAGACCTACGGTCGCAATCCTACCGTCGCGGAAGCCAAGCAGCTCGCGCAGCAGGTTGGCTGGAATCCGCAGCAAGGCATGGCCGGGCCGCAGTCCGAGGTCGCGCTCCTGAAGGGTCTCGGAGTTGATGCGCACTACACCGCCGGCGTCGATTGGGGCCAGGTCGGGCGCGATGCCCAGGGCGGCAACCCGGTCATCGTCGATACGCCCGGCCACTACTACTACGTCGACGGCTACAACACCCAGACTGGCCAGCTGCATGTCGGCACCTCGGGCACTGATCTCAAAGGCGGATCCGAGTGGATGACCCCCCAGCAGATCAACAGCATGCCCCAGAGCCAGGGCGGAGCACGAGGTGCCATCTTTGCGGATCATCCGCTTGCCCAACAAGACGGGCTCGCTCAATCGGTCGCGCAGACCGCGGGGAACGTGGCTCAGGCAGTGACCAACATCCCGGCGGCAGTGGGCGGAGCGGTTGGCGGCGTGATTTCGGGTCTCGGCAATCTGCTGCAACCGGTGACGTCCGCAGTCCAGGGAGCAGTGCAGAACGTCCAGCAGGCAGTCCAGAACGTCGGCGGTCTGGCGACCGACCTGAGCGCGGCCGTGCAGAACCAGGGTCTAACCGGGCCATTGCCGACCGTCGCTACGAACCTGGCGACAGACCTCGGGCAGACGCTGGCCAGCAATGCGCTCACTGCCGCCGGCGTGCCCAACGTCGCCGGGCAGCCGCTCACCGCGGCAGTGAGCAACCTGGCGTTGCCGGCCCAGGCAGCCGTCAACGAGGTGCAGCAAGCGATTGCCGCAGGCCTGCGGCCGGACCTGGCGAACACCGCGCTGGGTCAGGCAGTGATGAACGCGCCGGGTGCAGTGGGTGGATTGCTGCAGCCGGTGGGTACCACGGCGCAGAATGCCTTGACTGGCGCGCTGGGGCTCGCTCAGGCCATTCCGGGGGCATTAGGCGGTCTGGGAGCCAGTGCGGAAGACATCGGCCGTCAGGCGCTTGCGGGAAGCGTTTTAGGGCAAGCGGCTCAGGGAAACGTGCTGAATGCCGCCCTCGGCATGGTGCCTGGTGGCAATGCCATCGCAGGAGCGCTCAGCCAAGGTGCACCAGCAGCACCGGATCTAAGCGGATTGCAATCCCAGATTCAGGCAGCGGCTCCGCATGCGCTCAACGCATTGCTTGGCCTACCGCAAAGTCCATATCTCCCCACGAATCTCACCAATGCCGGCCTTCAAGCACTCGGTCAGAACGTGGTTGCTCCGGCGCTCCAGGCCGCCGCCCAACCGGGCGGTCCGCTGATGGGCCCGCGTACTGCCGCGGCCCAAGGACTCGAGCAGCTGGCCACGAATGTGCCGGGGCAACTCCCGGTAGCGGCAGGCCTGCTGCAGTTCGGCGCGGGACTCCTCGGCGGATCCACGGCGATCGACGCGGCTCAGACCTTAGGCCAGATCGAGCAGAAGTATGGCGGTGGACTCCAGCCCACACGGAGTGGCGGTCTTGCCTATCGCGCCCCGGATTACACGAGGATTACGCCGGAAGATCAGGCTGCTCTGACCAGTGCGACAGCACAGATCGGGGGCATCATCGGTGAGCCGGGTGCAACCGGCGGCGCGCCGCGAGCTCCCATTGTGCAACTCCAGGAAGCGCGTCAGGCGGTCGCCGATCTGTCCGCGCAGTTCCCCCAGATGTCGCCGGGCTCACTCGCTGCGTCGGGTGTGGGCAAGCGACTGGCCACGCTCGAGGCGGACGCGTTGGCCAATCCGGCGAAGTACGCCCCGCCAGCGCCGGCAACGCAAACTGTCGTCGGCGGCGCGGCCATCCCCGGAGAAGCCGCAAGACTCGGCACGCCATCGCCTCAAGTCACAGTCGGGGGCGTACCTCAGCCGATGGTCGGCTCGCAGATGCTGCAGACCGCGCTCGGCCGACTCGAGCAGTATCCCGAAGAAGTCGGCACCGCAGCCCGCGCTGGGGTCGAAGCGCTGCAGGCTCAGGGACATGCGCCTACCACGATCGCCGCCCAGATCCAGCGGTTCCTCGAGCAGAACCCGCCGGAGAATTTCGCGCCAGGGACTGCCGGCGACATTGGTGTGCGCATAGCGACGGCGACGCCCGCGGAAGCGACTTCACTCAACGGCGACCTGGCGCAGCTTGCGCGCGCCCCCGCTCGAGCGCCGCAAGCGCCGGCACCCGAGATCGCCGAGATCGCCGGCGGACCGCGCGGCGGACAGCCACCGCCGCCAGCACCTCCTGGCGAACCGCCGTTTGGTGGCGCACCACCACCGCCCGCGCCGCCTGGGGAAACCACCCCGCCACCGCGAGAGCCCGCGCAGGCGTCCGCGAATGGGCGCGCTCTCTTTGATCTGTACTACCGCGGCAACCTAGTCTCAGGTGGCCAGACATTCGATCGCATCGGCTTGAATGCCGCGATCGCGCCGGCTTGGAATGGAACCGTCGGGATGCTGGGCGACCTAGTGACCTTCAATCCGAGCCGTCTGCAGGCAGGCCCGCTCGGCATGGTGGCCGCTTACCATGACATCGCCACCAGCTTCCTCGACAACGCTCGCACCGCGTGGACCGAGAGCAGAGGCGCAATCGAGGGCGCGAACCCGTTGCTTCGTTACGCGCTCACTCCACAGGCCGCCGTCCTAGCAGTGCATGGCGGCTTACGCAACCTGACTGTGGGTGGTCTGACCAAACTTGAGCTCGCGCGTATTGGTGGCCAGACAGCGACGGAGGAAGGTCTTCGCGGTCAGGAATGGATTGCTCGCGTATTCGATTTCGCGAACAATCCAACGCCTGACGCCGTCCAGCAGGCCACGCGTTTTGCCCAGGATGGCGCGTACGGCGGCCAATTGGGCAAGACAGGCCAGATGATCGGCGACACGCTTGACCGACTCGAGCGACAGGGCGCGCTTGGCACCTTCATCGGAGACGCGATCTGGCCCGTGTTTCGCATCCCCTGGAAGATGATGACCACTGCCGCCGAATATTCGCCTCTCGGTCTGGGAAGCACGGTCTCGGACGTATTGAGTGGTCTGCGTGGCCGCGGACCCTACGCGGGCGCCTCCGCCGAAGAGATCGGACCGGCATTGCAGCAGCGACTCGGCCTGCAGAGCCCGTTCCAGCAACCCGTAGAGCCGGGCGTGTCACCACTGGCCACGCGTCTTCAGCACAATGTCCTCGGGACGGCCGTCACCATCGCTGCTGCGTTGGAGGGTCTCAAAGGCAACGTCACCGGTGCCGGTCCCGACGACCAGGAGCTGCGTCGCCAGATGATGGCGGACGGCTGGCGACCGTACTCGGTCAATCTTGGCGGCCGCTACATCAGTTTCGACCAGTTCCCCCCAGCCGCGCTCACTCTTGGCCTGATCGGCGATTACTACGATGCCGTCAACTACCCAAGCAAAGAAGAGATCGGCCGGGTGCAGGCCGGATATCCGGGGTACCAAGGTCTTCCTCAAAGTGTGCCATTCGGTGGAGGCGGCGGTAGCGCACTTATGGCGGCGACGCGACTGTTCAGCCACGTGCTCGACCACATGGCCTCACTGTCTGGACTTTCCAATCTCGTGGACACCATGAGTGCGCTTGGCATCGGTGGTGGCGGCGGAGAGGGCACCGGCTTCCTCAGCGGTCTGGCGACCGAGGCCGGCGGAGTGTTGGGTCCGCTCGTTCCGCTGAGCGGATTACAGCGCACCATTGCGCTGGCCCACGATGTCGCCGAGCGTCGCCCGTTGCCCGCCAACCTGCCGCAAATCATGGCGCAGAACCTGCCGGGCTTGCGTGAGACCGTGCCGCCGGCATTCAGCCCGAGCGGCCAGCCACTTCCGAATATGCGGACCGGCCTGGGCGCGTTGGCACCCATGCAAGTTGGACCTCTCGCACCGTCAGACCCGGTCGCACATGCTTTCACTGACGCCGGGATCACGCTGTCCGGGGCGCCATCAGCAATCTCTCTGGGTGGTGGCCGCGAAGTCGTGCTCTACCCTGACCAGCAGCGCACATACGAACAGTACAAGGGCACCATGCTGCAGGATGCGATCGGCGCGATGGTGCGGGATCCAGGCTGGGCAGCGGTGCCCGTACCTGTCAAGGCGCAAATTCTCCAGCGGATTGAAAGCCAGGCCGATCGCGCCGCAGAAGGCCAGACTCTTGGCAGTCTGACGAGCCAGGAGATGGCTAGACAGAACGTCGCTGCGCGTGGACCGGCCGCGACTACGTTGGTGAGCTATGTGCCGCCGGCGATGACGATGAACCCGCTCCAGGCGCAGCAAGCCTTGGCCGAGCAACAAGCGTTACGGGGTGCATTAGGCCTGCCGACCAGTCGAGCACTACTTCAGCAACAACTCGCGGGCTGATTTCACCAATCGGTGATCGATCCTTGGCAACCGGCTGCAGCCCACGATGCCTGTAAGGCATCGGCCTGTTCGTACCGTCGTGCTCGATCGGCCGGAGTCAACAGATCGTAAGTGTTGCCATATGAGTCTGTTCCCCAAGTGGTCAAAGAGCGATAACTCCAATCCCTCCGCTCGGCACGCAGATGTCTGCAAGTATCTGGGGCGAACAGTGCCCAGAACACGCTGCCGATCATCCAGAGGGCAACCGCCATCATGCCCATCCCGACCGTTGTCGCTACGATAGACTTGAACTGCATCCAAAACCTCCACTACTCCTTTGGGTGCCAGGCTCCCGGCCGAGTCCATGCGGCGCGGGAGCACTTTTATACTCGCCGCCGGCCCGTAGCGCAACCTCTTTACGAGAACGTTACACTGGGTGGGTCTGAGCTATGGCCGACGAACCGGCATCTGTAAACCCGCCCGCGGACGAATCAGCCGCACCTGCTGCTCCGCTAGCTGACCAGGTTTCTATTCAGCTCGGCCCGGATCTGGCGCTTTACCCGCCAGAGCTCCGCCCTGTCGAAACCCCGCCAGTCGCGCCGCCAGTACCGGAAGCTGAGCAACCCGAACCGTCACCGCCGCCCGAGTCTTTAGCAGTCGCAGGACCTGCTGAACAAGAACCCCAGCAGAGCTCCCGACGCCGAGCGAACCAGACGGCGTACGAACGGGGTCTGACCGAAGGCCGCGCCGCGCTCGAACGCGAACAGCAGCAACGTAACCAGCAGCAGCAATTCGAGCAGACCCAGCGTGAAGCTACACAACGTGTGGAAAAACTGTTCGCTGATCTCGAGTCAACGGACTACATGACCCAAGACCGTGCTCGCCAGGGCATCTTGCAGATGTACCGCGGCAATCAGCAAGCGAGTGCCTTGATGACCACCACGCGTCAGCAAGTCCTCGCCGAGATGGCTTCCGACTTTCTCAAGCTGGGCGAGATACCTGGCATTGACCAGGACGGCTATCAGAATCTGCATAGCGCGCCGTCAGCCGCGGAGCTGGCCAAACGCGCTTTCGACCTCGGAAAAAAGACCCGTGATGAGCAGGTCGCCAAGCTCGAAGCCGAAGTGCAGGGCCTGCGTGGACGGCTGGTCGGTTCGAGAGCCACGCCCGAAAAGAGCAACGGCGTGAGCTCGGGTGAAGAGATATCGATTGAGCAATACGCGGCGCTTTCGCCCAAAGAGGCGCGCAAACTGACCCCAGCGCAAGTCGATGCGCTCACGGCTCAGATGGCGCAAGCCGCTCAGCGAAACGGCCGCACCTTTTAGAGGGCTAACAAAAGAACTTAATAATGCCCTCTACCAAATGAGGGTAGAATTATCGCGGATATCACCATAACTACGGCCGCGGTTTTTATCGATCAGGTGTGGTCGCCTGAACTCAACCGCGCCATTCAATTTGACATTGTAGTTGCCGCTTTATTCGATGATAAAAGCGCGCTCGTTGATCAGCACGCCAACACCATCAACCTGCCTTCACGGCACAACTTGACGGCGAACGCGAAGGCGCCAGGCACGCCGCTCACTCCGCAAGCGATCACCGAAACCCAGCAGCAATTCATCTTGCCGATGACCAACGGTCACCGCGCGATCGCGCAGATGATCGAGGACATTGCCGAGATCCAATCCCGTTACGACATCCGCTCGGAGACCACGATCGCCGGAGCGTACGCTCTGGCTCGGCAGATGGACGTCGATGCCGCCGGTCTCTTTGCCGCGGCCACGAACTCGGTCGGAACCACGGGTGCCGAGCTCACCGACGACAACCTGATTGCCGGCCGCAACCTGCTGCGCAACCAGGCGGCGCCACGCCCCTGGAACATCGTCGTTCCACCCGCCACCTATGGCGGTTTTCTCAAGTTAGAGAAATTCACCAATATGCTGTATATCGGCGAAGCCGAGAACGGCACCGCGGTGGAAGAGGCGCGGCTCGGCAAGATGTATGGCGCCGACGTCTATGAAAGCCAACTTCTTAGTGGTACTGCTCCCAACGCGACTGGAGCATTCTGGAGCAGAACACACTATTTCAAGGCAATTCAGCGCCAGCCAACCACTCATACGTGGTATTCGCCACTTGATTTGAGCTGGGTGGTCTCGATGGACTGCATTTACGGCATGTTCGAAAGATTAGAGGCTGATGAAGCCGCAGCCGCCACGACTAACTCAAGCGATTGGACCGTTCGATTGCTATGCGTTAAGTAGCTGTAGTTGTTCCATGGATCATTAGTCTCATGGATCAGACCTTCATCGGCGCCGACTATATGGCATTTACCACGGTCGGCGTGGCCGTCAAGCCGCGCGCGGGTCGTGTTGCCAAACTCAGCATTACCTCGGCGGTGACCGGCAGCATCACCATCTACGACAACCCGAGCGCGGCCGCCGGCACCATTCTGTTCACGGCGACTACGCCCGCGGTCGGCATCATCCCCATCGACATCCCCGCCAAAACGGGCATTTTTCTGGTGCCCGGCTCAGCCGGCGGCGGCATTCTGGTTTTCTCTTAGACAAAGAATGCCACGAAAAAACCCGCTCATCGTCCGCCGTAACTTTCACGCCAGCCTGGCCAATAACGCGCCGCTGACCGAACAGTGGCGCTACACCGTGCCCATTGGTCGCGCAGCAGAGGTACTGCTGCTGGGCGCGGCGACGGTGAATGTCACCGGCGGCAACGTCACCGTCATCATCGGCGACGCCACCGGCGGTTGGGTCTTTGTCAGCACCCTGGGCCTGTCCGGCAACAACTATGTCGAGCAGACCTACACCTCGCTCATTCCCATGCTGCCGAATCAGGCGGTATACGCCACCACCCAGAACACTGGCACCACGGCCAGCGATACGCTGGCCTGGCTGATCGCCATCGAATACGACATGAGCGGCTTCGAATGACCGCGATCATTTTGAGAAAACCCGAGCTCGAGCGGCAGGCGTATACCGTGAAGTTCCACGTGCGCGCGCCGGCTCGCGCGAGCTCTGAGGAGATCGAAAAGCGACTGCATTGGTCGCTCGAGCGCATGAT